CCGCGAGGAGGCCCAAGACACCAAGGAGCAGCTGCGCTCCGAGACCGTGCGCATCGACCACAGCCGCACCACCGTCACCCTGCTGGACGACGGTAAGCACGAGCAGCTGCTCGTGGAGTGGAAGTATTTCACTAGCGAGCAGGCCGGTGCGACCACACGGAGCGAGACCTCAGAGTTCACCCGGATTCTGCTCGACCCCCGCTCGATCGAGGCGTTCCAGTCGTTCCTGCACGACATCCAGGGCCGTGCGTAACATCGACCGCATCTACTTCCAGGGGAGGTGTGACCGTGCCCACTGCGCAAAGGCGTACAACCACAGTCACCCTCCCCACGGGGAGCTCAAGCCCTCACACGAGGGCTTCCGCCGCCGGAAGCAGACCTTCTACATGGATAACGGAGGGAGGGTGCAGAGCCTCATGACAGTCAAGGGGCTGATGCTGCGGCTGCTGCAGCTGCCGGAGGACGCGATAGTCGGCTACGAGGAGGAGGACCTCCTGGTGGTCGATCCCACGACGGAGCAGGACACGCTCTACGTCGTGGCCAGCAAGTACAACCCACACACGGAGAGCTTCCGGGAAGATAACGTTTTGATAAAGGAGTAGGTCTGTGGATGCGTATGATGAGCTAGCTGAGAAGTTCAACGGTCTGAAGGGTAGGGCTGTTGTCAAGGTCGAGGGCGATAACTACGCCCTCATTCTCACCTTCGACGACGGTACTGTATATGAGGTGGAGAACAACCCCTACGTGGTCTACATCGGACAGGAGAGGTGGCATGCCTGAGATGACCAAGGAGCGCGCGGAGATCATCGACCTCAAGCGCAAGCTCAGGGACGTGAAGGACGAGCGCGACCGGTACCGGCGTCTCTACCTAGAGCTCCTGGAGGGTCGCTCCCACAACTAACCGCCACGAAGCCCGCCCCAACCCAGGGGCGGGCTTCTTGCTGTATAATGGGGAGCGACCAGGAGGTAGTAATGAAACTCATTCTCAAGAAGCTCACCAGCCGCAAGGGCCGTGTGTGGCTCTACAGCACCGGGCTGGCAACCATCGCCCTGCTCGTCGGCTACGGCGTGCTCACCAACGACCTGGCCGCCCTGTGGAGCGCCCTGCTGGCGCCCCTTCTCGGCCTGGCGATCGCCAACGTGCCCAACGACAAGGAGAACGACAAGTGAGCACCATCCAGGACACCATCGTCGCCAACGCCCGGGCCATCGAGGCAGCGGGCACCGGCTACTCCCAGCCCAAGCGCTGGAGCTTCCTCGACAAGGCCCGTCGAGCCATCGCGGGCCGCAAGAACGCCGACTGCTCGTCCTTCACCGGAGGGGCGCTCTTCCTGTCCGGGCTGCTCACGCAGGCGGACATCAGCGGCACCTTCTACACCGGCAACATGGCGGGCATCCTCGTCAAGCGCGGCTTCACCCGCATCCCCTTCAAGTCCAAGTCCCAGCTGCGCAAGGGCGACGTGCTCCTGTCCACCCGGGGCCACGTCGAGATCGTCGTGGACGACAACGGGCGCCTCATCTCGGCCAACAAGGACGAGCGCGGCGGCATCACCGGGGCCAAGGACGGCGACCAGACGGGCGTGGAGGTCTACGAGAAGCCCTTCTTCTCCTACAGCAAGGGCTGGACCGACATCCTGCGCTACCCGTCGGCCCCGGCCCCGACCACCTCGAACAAGACGATCGAGCAGCTGGTGGCTGAGACGCTCGCCGGCAAGCACGGAAACGGCGACGCCCGCAAGAAGTCCCTGGGCGCCAACTACGCGGCAGTACAGGCCGAGATCAACCGCCGTTCCAACAAGTCCGCCCCGGCCCCGACGGCCAGCCTGTCCAAGGGCTCCAAGGGCTCGCGCGTGGGCACACTGCAGCGGGGTCTGAACAAGGTATTCCCCGCCTACAGCAAGCTGGTCGTGGACAACGACTTCGGGCCCGCCACCGAAAAGGTCGTGCGTGAGTTCCAGCGGCGCTCGGGCCTCGTCGCGGACGGCGTCGTGGGGCCCCTCACCCTGGCAGCCCTCGCCAAGCACGGGATTCGGCCATGACAGCGGCCATCCTCACCGTCCTGGGCGGCGTCGTCGTAGCGGTAGTGACCGCCGGTGGCGTCGCCCTCGGGCACGTCTACAAGCGGCTCTCCGACGTCGAGGCGGAGGTAAAGTCCGTCAAGGCCCAGAACCGCAAGCTCTGGCTCTGGGCCCGCAAGCACATCGACCTCTACTACCGGCACCGCACGGAGGGGGCTCCCGACCCCGACCCGCTGCCGGACGACGAGTGAAAATGATTCTCAATAGGCTATACTGTAACCAGGCCCGGCGGCCTGAAAACACGCTGCGCTCCTGGGATACGACGGTGGCGAGCCGCCCTCGAGGCGTATGGGGCAGTCAGTACCCCGTCTGCGGACTTGTCGCCGGGCCGCACACTTAGGAGGAGACATGGCTAAAGCACCGAACACCACAGTGGTGCTGTACAAGGACACGGCCCTGACGCCGACCGCTCAGAGGGCTTTCAACAACAAGGCTGCTCAGGACGCCTGGTTCAACGCCAGGGCGAGCGAGACCTTCACCGGCCTCTCCCACGTCCGCCACACCGTCGGCACCGTAGAGCTGGACATCCCTGTCGGCGAGGTGCTGCAGCACGACTATCTATCCATCGACAACAAGGCCTATGGTGGCCGCTTCTTCTGCTACCTCCTGGACGCGGAACACATCAGCGACCGAAACACCAAGATCTCCTTCATGATCGACGCCTGGCAGAGCTATCAGTTCGAGATGGAGATGCTCCCCTCCGAGATCGTCAGGCAGGGCCTCACCGAGACGGATCACAACGCCTCCTGGCTCAACAAGTACGACGCCAACATGATCGAGCTCACCGCGTCGGAGGACCTGGCTGTCACAGAGGACCTAGAGATGAAGCTGGCCCGAGAGCGAGGCATTGTCACCCCCAACGGCCGTCTACGTAAGTCCCCGTCGGACCCCAAGCTGATTCCTGACGGCGCGGCGGGCCTCACCGTCGAGTTCGGTGGCTCGAACACAACCGACCTCGGAAACATTGGCCCTGACTACGTTTTCGAGTTGATCTACTCCTTCGACATGATGGACCGCATGGTTAGATATGAAGCTGCTGTGAACGCACTGAACAACACCGTGATGGTTCGGCTGGACTATGCTGCGTCTGGCGCCAACATGACCCGAAACACCTTCCTAGTGTCTATCGGCCAGAGGAACGTGTCTGCGGGCGCGAGTCTCTACCACCCTGGAGATCTTCTTTCCGCTGTCAATCTCTTCCAGGGGGCCATGCAGGAGGCCCCAGACATGAGCGACCAGGTTATCGGTGCCACCTCGCTGCCTGGAGGATTTATTCAAGATCTCATCAACGTGTCCCCCACCAGCACCCAGGACGTCAACAACGACACCAAGGCCGAGATCAAGCGTGTGGTCTCCAAGCCCTATTCCCAGATATATGGTCGGGAGCCGCATAACGCCAAGCTGTATCGATCCCCTTTCCGGTGTGTGCGCCTGCGTCGCCCGGACGGCGTCGAGTTTTACTACCAGTTCGAGCGGTCCCAGATCATGGAGGACGGAAATGCGGCTGTAGAGTTCGCTCTCTATCGTCTCTTCGACAATTTCCCGACCATGGTCGCCCTCCCGCTGGGGTACGCGGGAAACTCAGCTGACACCAAGCGGGCCGCCGAGTACTCTGATTTCCCCCAGCTCTACTACACCAGCGGAAAGTACGGGGCCTACATCTCGCAGAAGTACCAGCAGGCCATCCTCTCCGACACCCCAGGCACCAAGAACAGCCGGGACTATGGGTACGAGGCCCTGTCTGAGGGCGTCAGCGTCCTGACCCAGGGTCTCGGTGCCGTGGGCCTCGGGACCTTCCTCGGAGGAAAGGGAGGGCCAGCCACAGCTGTCCTGGGCGCGGGCACAGCCATGGCGCAGCAGGCGTCCAACCTGAACGCGCAGATCATCGACATGGGCTCCAACAAGGAGCTCATGGACGCGGCGTATGCCACCGCTGGAGGAAAGGACGTGCCGATCCCCCGGTCCCTGGCCCTGCACGCCGATGCCTTCGGTGGACAGAATTACAGCGGCGGGAACAACTCCGGCACCATCGGACAGCGGCTAGGAGACGACCAGTGGGTGGCCGAGGTCGTGACTCTTCGCCCTGAGGTTCTCTTCCAGTACGACAATTTCCTGTCCAACTTCGGACACCGCTCCGGAAAGGTCGGTGTGCCCAACATCGTGCAGTCCGCCGCCAACGCCCACTACGCACCCGTGGGAGACGGCTCCTCACTCACCACACACTTCTGTAAGACCAACGGAGCCCGAGTGTATGGGGTCCCGTCCGTGTTCGCAAGGGACATCGAACGCATGTTCGACGGTGGGGTGAACTTCTACCGATGAGCACCAAGACGGGCCACTACAGCGTCCGGGACTGGCTAGAGACGGCCAAGGACGAGGACGGGGACGACCCCACCCTCTGCATAGCCGCGTCCGAGTCCCGTGGCCCTGGTAAGACGTTCTCCACCACCGACCTCGGGATAGAGAAGAATGAGTCCGGTCTGGGGCACCTGGGCTGGCTCACCCGATACCACAAGTCCCTGCCGGCCTCCGTGACCCAGATCAACAAGGTGCTCTCTGTCACCAGGGAGGGCTCCTGGTGCACCATGAAGGAGATCGCCAGCACCGTCGGGGAGCTCACCATCCACACCGCTGTGTTCGACGAGGACGGGGAGCGCTTGGACTCCGACTCCCGTGTTCTCGGGTACGCCATCCCCCTCAACCTCAGCGGTCAGGTCAAGGAGCTATCAGGCCTGTTCACCAACATGCCGCAGTTCATCTTCGACGAGTTCCAGCCCAAGGACCCCACAGACTACCTCCGCTACGAGGTGTGGGGGCCATCAGGCACCCTGGAGGACAGCGACTTCATGACTGTCCTGGAGTCCTGCAACCGCGGGACGGACCAGGCGATCAACCCGTTCAAGGTGTTCATGCTCTCCAACACGGAGTCCATCGCCAACCCGTACTACGTCGCGTACGGGCTGGTCAACCGCATACGGTCCGACTCCAAGCGGGTTCGGGGTAGTGGTTGGGTGTACGAGAAGGCACGCTCGGTTATGGTCGAAGAGCAGAGGATCAACAGCCCTCTCGGAAAGCTCCTCAAGCGAAACACCGACACCTATAACAACGGGTACAAGGACAACAAGACGGGCATCACCAAGCCCGCCCCCGAGTGGGGAGACTCGGAGTACATCGGCACCATCGTCATAAATGGTCGCAGCATTGGTATGCGATACTACGGCAAGAAGGACATCCTGTACGTGTCCCGAAGCCACGACGCCACCCACCCCGTCGTCTACCGGGTAGACAAGGACGACGATGTTACGATGGCTTCCCTGCGGGGGAGCATGGGCGGCACCCTACTCAGACAGTGTGGTAGGGACGGGTCGGCCCGTTTCGACTCCGTGGCGACCAAGGCCGCGATTTTACCGATTCTTTACTGAGCGTACTGCTCTGAGTAGCCACACACCGCCACGACGATCGAGCCCCAGGTGTCGAGCGGGTCCTTTGCCAGCGCCACACCAGACACGAGGAACCACGCCACCTGGGCAGCCGTGTACTCGTCCGGCACCACGGCTGAGACCACCTCCCGAGCTCTGATAGCGTCCTCCCTGGACACCTTGAAGGGCTCCGGGCCGAGCTCCTCCGGGTCTATCCTGCGGTTGTGGAACAAGGACATTACGACGGTGGCCGCCTGCAGAGGCAGCCTGTCTGACGTCGTCTGGGTGGCCAGCTCTACCTCATGGATCTTAGCCAGGTACCTGTTGCTCACCATGTCAGCTCCTCTGAGTCGTAGTTGTTGGGGTCCATCCCCAGGTTTCGCAGCAGCTCTCCAAGCCGGCTCGTGATCACACTCTGGTCACTGGAGAAGTACCAGACCAGCTGCTTCCGTATCGTGCCGTCCCGTACGAGCTTGAGCATCCTGCCCGGGCTCATGGCGCGAACAGTGGCCACGATGTCGTTGTAGACCCTGGGGGAGCCGTGGGCCATCCCGGAGGAGGTCATGCTCTTGATGAAGTTGGAGACCATCCGCTCGTACTTATCCCCGACGCTCACAGACAGCACAGCGCCTCGGTACGGCTCCCTTGGGTCGGTGGTCCTGGTGTGCTTGGGGTCGAAGCTCTGGGCCACCTCAGTGCGGAATTGGTTTCCCTGGTCATCCGTGTCGTATCGCCACTGCGCGGAGTATGACTGTAGGTCCTCGGGCTCCCACACCCGCCCCTGTGTGTCCACCCAGTTTCCGTCCTCGTCCCGCTGGAAGTACTTGGCCATGATGCGGTCCTGGGCCCGCGGGGTCCTGTTCAGGATGTCGAACGCCTCGGAGTAGGAGTCACTGGCCCTCTTGGCGAGCACACCGGCCTCATAGGCCTGTCGTCCCACAACATCAGGGAGCCCGTCTCGCTTGAGCACAGCGAACCGGGCCAAGGACTCCCGAGACGCCTCCTGCAGGGACAGGCCCTGCTCCATATGGGAGACGACCTCCGACACCACGTCGTCGGTCGACCCTGTGAAGGAGAGGTCCAGAGCGGTTGTTGCTCGACGGCCCTTGCGAATGTCGTACGCCTCCCGGGTCACCGCCCTCTTGATAGCGGATACAGCCTCCCTCTCCGCCCCGTCCAGGTCACCGGCGTCGAGAAGGTCGGACACCCGGGACAGGACGGCCCGGGGCAGGCTCTTTCCCGCGTCCGAGCCCACACCGGGAAGCAGGTTGGCGTACCGGTTGGTCGCCACAGACCGGGCAGCCGCTGCTCCGGGCTCGAAACCGGCCTTGAACGCGGCCCTCTCGGCCCCTCTCAGCCCCGCGGCGTCGGCCTTGGCGATGGCCTCCGCGCGAACCTCCCTGGCAGCCTTGGAGCCAGCCCTCCTGGCCGCGGCCCGCAATGGGGCGCGCGTCTTGAACAGCGAGCCGAGCAGGCTCGCGAGCGGCCCCATCACAGACCCTTACGCAGGGTGCTCAAGAAGGACTCGGAGAAAACCTCGTCCTCTCGCCCGTCCTCGGCCAGGTGGTGGTCCAGGAGGTCTCGGGCCCGGGTGACGTGGAGGAAGTTGTCCAGCCTCGGGCCTTGGATAGTTACGGAGCGGCGGAGCCCCCGAAGCACCATGAGGCAGAGGGACGACCCGTCGTCCCCAGGGAGGTCCAGATCCTCCATGCCTGCGCAGGCGCGGCGGACGGTGCGCGCCACCCTGGCGGTGTTCTCGTCGTCGATGATCGCGGCGGCCAGCTCGTGCAGCTGTCGCACTACCTCTCGGTTAGAAACGGTGGTCATGTCTTGTCCTCTCGTAGTCGGTGCTACCAGACTACCAGTACAGTTTTAGAATCGCAAGCGTCAGGGCAGGTTGAGCACCCTGGAGACGGACCTGACTCGCGTGAATGTGTGCACGCCGGTCTGGGTCGGGTACGACCCCGCGGAGAACTCCACGGTCTTGAGGCTGTTGGAGGCCATGGTGGGGTTGCTGGGGTCCGACGGAGCTGTGACGACAGGCGAGGCGGCCAGCATGAAGGTGCAGGTCCCGGACGTGCTTGGCCCCACCCATTCCATCGTCGCAAAGTTGCCCATACCCGGGTGCAGGGGCATCATGTTGACGTTGCCCTCCTGGTACCAGACGGAGTCCACGGCCAGAGCCCCCACAGCGAACCCGGTGGTGATGGCGGGGTGGAAGGCTGGTCCCCTGACGTTGAGGGACCACACGTCCTCGAACGTCAGCTCGCACTGCCCCAGTATGTTCGGCTCCCCCACGCTCAGGAGGGTGGTCTCCGCCTTGAAGCCCATGTACTCCCTACTAGCCCCCGGCCATCGGTAGACCATTCCCTCCCACCGCCTCCAATACTCCGGGCCGGTGGGCTCGGGACACGGCTCTGGGTTGGGCGACCCCTTGCCGCCCCAAGACCCCCAAGCTCCGGCCGCGTCGCCCATCATGATGTAGGGGCGACGCGACACACGACTCACGACCCCACCTTGAGGTAGCGGACCACCAGGCGGAAGGTGGCGGGGTTTGTCACGAGGGGCCTGCTGTACTCTAAGGTGTACTGGCCGCCAATTCCGTACGGCCCCTCCCCAATAGTAGGTGTGTTGGGGTACAAACGCAGATCGCTTCCAGTCACCGATGGGTCTTGCCTGGTTACGCCGGCCAGCAGGTCGAAGCTGGCTGTGTCGGAGTTGGAGATGTACCAAAAGATCTCTACAGTGGGAGCGCCGGTCCCGTCCCAGGACACCTCGGCTGAGATGTCCACCTCGCCTGCTGCGTCGCTCTCGCGCTGTACGACAACAGGGGGAGACACCACCACATTGCTCACAGATCCGATGGAGCCCTTGTGCTCGGCCACAGCCGACACCAGGGAGGGCACGACGTCAAGGCCAGACCACAAGGCCGAGACCGAACCATCGTCTCCCTTGTCTCCCTTGGGACCTACCAAGGACTCCAGCCACTGAGACTCGGTGCCCTCGAAGCCGTTCTCAACAGCCACCTCGTAGGCGGAGTCCCCTGGGGGGCCAGGAACGGTGGAATCCTGTCCGGGGTCGCCCTTGAGCGACTCCAGCCACTCCTCCTCGGTGCCGACGAACCCGTTGGCCACAGCGACCTCGTACGCGGAGTCGCCGTCGCTCCCGTCGTCCCCGTCGCTTCCCTTGGGCAGGGTGAGGCTGAGGATCTGCAGAGGGGCGGTGCCGGTGATGTCCGCGGACGCGGCCTCGCCCTCCTCCACCGTTCCGATGGAGAGCGAGTTCGGTGGTCCAGGAGGGCCGGGCACGGTTGAGTCGTCGCCGGGGTCTCCCTTGGGGAGGGTCAGGTTGAGCACCTGGGCGGGAGGGGTGCCGGTGATGCTCGCGCCGGCGGGTCCCTCCTCGACAGTCCCGATGGTGAGGGAGTTGGCGGGCCCGGGGACGGTGGAGTCCTCGCCGGGGGCGCCCTTGAGGGAGTCGAGCCATTCCCCCTCGGTGCCCTCGAAGCCGTTCTCAACAGCCACCTCGTAGGCGGAGTCCCCTGGGGGGCCAGGAACGGTGGAGTCGTCTCCGTCCTCTCCGTCGGCCCCCTTGAGGGAGTCCAGCCACTGTGCCTCGGTGCCGACGAAGCCGTTGGTCACAGCGACCTCGTACGCGGAGTCTCCCGCAGGGCCAGGCACGGTGGAGTCGTCTCCGGGGTCTCCCTTGGGCAGCGTCAGGTTGAGCACCTGGGCTGGAGGGGTGCCAGTGATGCTCGCCCCGGCCGGTCCCTCCTCGACAGTCCCGATGGTGAGGGAGTTGGCGGGCCCGGGGACGGTGGACGGAGGGCCGACGAGGGACGAGAGCCACTGCACCTCGGTGCCGACGAAGCCGTTGGCCACGGCCACCTCATAGGCGGAGTCCCCCTCGGGGCCAGGAACAGTAGAGTCCTCCCCGGGGTCGCCCTTGGCCACACCGGCGTCGAGCACCTGCCCGTTGGAGAGGGTGACGATGAGGTGCCCGTCCCCGTCGATGGTGACGTCTGTCACAGTGGCCCCGCTGCTCCCCTGCATGACGGAAGCCAGGTAGCGGATCTGCTGCTGGTACGTCGGGAGCCGGTCGAACTCGTCCGGGTTGAAGGAATGCCAGTTGATCCGGGGGTCGTTCGCGTTGAAGGGCTGCACGCCCCACGCGTCCCCAGGGAGCACGACCGACCCCCCCTCCAGGGCAGCCACCCTCTCGTTGAGGGCGTTGATCTGCGCCTGCTGGGAGAAGCGGCTGCTGTTGGAGTCGGGATAGGTGTCCTTGAACATGGTGTCTCCTAATAGATCAGGTTGAACAGGTCGTAGAAGCGGTCCAGCACCCTGTCCATGATGGGCTGGTACGCCTGCAGGGCCGCCAGGGTTACAGTGCGGGTCTCCGCCTCGGACAGGGCCTTGAGCTTCTGCGACGCGTTCGTCTCGCTGCTGCTGTTTGCCGATCCGGTGTCGGTGGAGCTCTCAGAGGAGGTCGTCTTGCCGTCATTCTTGGTGTTGGTGGTCGTGTCGTCCCTACGGGTGTTGGTCGACGAGGAGTTGTTGCTGGAAACCTCGTTGGTGTCGGTCTCGGTCGTCTGCTCCCGGTCGGTCTGCTCGTTTCCAGTGGTGGCACTCTGCTTGCCGTGCTTGGTCGCGGTGTTGAGTCCGTGCTTGGTGGAGCTGCTCTTACCGTGGGTGGTGGTGGCCAGAGAGCCAGTGGTCTTGCTGCTGCTCCCGGTGCCTGTGGTGACATCCGTGCCTCCGGCCTGCTCGCTCGAGGTCGTCCTGTTGGTCGAGGCGTTGCTTCCAGACCCGGTGGTGTTGCTCGACCCGTTGGAGGAGGCGTCGGTCTTCTCCGAGCCCGTCTGGGTTACCCCGGTGCTAGTGTCGGACGAAGAGGCATTGGTGAGGTACGTCCCGTCCAGGAGCCCCGACAGCTGCCCCTGCGGGGTGTCGGAGAACTTGTTGAGGGCGCTGGTGATCGTGTTGGTGCCCCTGCCCCCAGGGAACGTGAGGGTGCTGGAGGAGGTGTCCGAAGAGCTGGTGTTGGTGGTGCTGTTGGACGTGCCCGAGCCCTCGGTGTTGGTGGTGCTGGAGCTGCTCTTGCCGTGCTTGAGGGAGGAGCTGGACCTCTCGGACCCGGACTCGTTGCTGGACGAGGACACAGTGTCGGAGCCAGTGTCGGTCACAACGTCCGTGCCTGACAGGGACACGGTGTCGGTGCCGCTGTCCTTGGTGTTGTCGGCCCGGTTGGTCTTGTCCTTGCCTGTCGCTGCTCCCTTGACCTTGCCTGTGCTGGACGACCCGCCGCTGCTCGTCTCGGAGCCGGTGCTGTTGGCGTTGCTCTTGGCCTCCCCGGTCGTCTGGTTTACCGTCTGCCCGCTCCCAGTACGAGAGCTGCTGGAGCCCGAGTCGGTGTCGGTCGTGCTCTCAGAGGTAGTGTCGGTGTTGCTGGTGGTCTTGGCGAGCGTGTACCCGTCGAACACACCGCGCTCGATCTCAGCTAGCTGGACGTTGATATAGGAGGCGTTCTCAGCCATGCGCGCGCCCAGCAGCTGCCGGAACAGGTACACGGTGTCGCATCCGATGTCCGAGACCATGTATCGGGACGCGAACGACAATGAGAACAATTCTCGATAAGGGGCGTCCACCAGGTCGATAGAGTCCCCGAAGATCGCCTCACGAGAGATCTCCACGATGTTGTCCCGGCCCTCCTGCGTGAAGGCGTCGATCGTGCGCCCGTTAGAGGCCTCCTCCAGGATGTCGAGAACGCTGTAGTTATACTTTCCCATCGTCGGTCTCCTCCGGTGCTGGCTGGGTAGGGGTGCCCCGCCCATCGAACGGGTCTTGAGTGTAGGGGTCGAGCACTGCGCGGTCAGCCAGGTTTACCGACACGTTGAGGCCCCAGGTCTTGTTGACCCAGTTACACATGTCCACCCTCTTCATAAGCCTCGCGTTGAGGGTGATGGTGTCCTCCTGCCGGTTCATTGTGATCTCGTCCGCGATAAGGCGCTCTTTCTTAGTGGTCTCGGACGTGATTCCGAGGACGGAGATTGCCTCGGCCCACAGCTCGCGGCGGGTCTGCAGCATCTCGTTGGCCTGGTAAGGGACGCCGGTCTGCACCACCTGGAAGGTCTCCCTGTCCAAACGGGCGTCCACCTTGATGTAGGGGGCGCCGGAGTAGAGCTCTCGGAAGAAGGTGTCCACAGTCGTCCGCATCTGCGGGCTCGTCGGCACGATGTAGGGCTTGAGCTGGTGGTCCAGGTTGCGGTTGATGTTGTTGTGCACCTTGGCCAGCTGCCTGCAGTAGTTGTGCAGGCGACCCATGATCGTGCTGTTCGTCACACCGTACGCGCTCCCACCGAGGGACTGCCAGTGCTGAGCCACGGTGGCGCCGGTTGGGAAGAGCCCTGGGGCCAGCAGGCCGTTGCGCATGGGGCTGTCATACATGATGTACCACTCGTCGGTCTCCCAGAAGCGCCCGTCAGGCAGGCACAGCTGGATTTCCGCCGGCTCGTTGTTGATGGTGCGGAGGCTCCCCTTGGGCACCCAGGGCAGTGCGACCACCTTGTCAACGCCCCTGGGCTTGGCGATGGCGACAGAGCCACGGGAGGCGGCGATGGCCTCCAGGTGGTCTCGAGACACGCCGGGCACCATGCGGTCGTCGTACTCGGGCCAGCCGGTGTACTCGTGCTGCGAGAGCACGAGGGTGGCCAAACGCTCGTAGTAGAAGTTGTAGTAGTCGGACGGAGCGAACCTGTAGATGTTCTCGTCGGTGCGTGATGTCTTAGTCATAATGGGAGAGGGCCGCCGCTGTCGCCAGCAGCGGCCCTCCTCACCTCCTCACGGATGGGTCTAACCCTCGGGGTTGGGATCGGGGTCTGGCACTGCGCCCTCCTTGGTGAAGAGCACGTCGTCCCCGGGCTTGGCGGTGTTGGCCACAGTGGCGGTGTACACCTTTCCAGCCACGTTGAGGGTGGCCACCACAGAGCTCTGGTCCGCGGGGAACACCAGGCCTCCGTCGAAGACGCCGATTCCGTCCGTGGTGGCGTCCTCGGTCTGAATCCAGGCCGCGCGGGTCGGGAAGAATACGCCCTCCTCGATGTTGGGGGTGATGGTGACTCCAACACTGCCGTTCTCGTTGAGCTCCACGCCAGTCACCTTGTAGTCCAGGGTGTCGGGGGTGTCGGTGAGCTTGGACACGTCCACGACAACAACACCGTTCGCGAAGGTCGAGGTGTGGTAGTAGCCCCGGATGGTGCGGTAGGTGGTCACGGAGTGCTGCTGGCCGTTCTGGAAGTCGCCCTGGATGTCGGGCTTGGTGTAGACCTCGAACCAGTCCTTGTCCACGACCACGGCCACCACGGTCTCGTCCAGGAAGTCGATCTCATCCTCGGTGAAAGGCACGATCATGTTCGCGTCTTCCCAGAGCTCGGTGAGCAGATCCCAGTCGATGTCGCTGAACTTGCTGACGACGATCTTCTTGGAGCTGTTGGCCGCGAGCTCAGTGTGGAAGATGTTGGCCAGGTTGCGGTCGTACTTCGCCCGGCCCTGCGGAGTCTGCAGAACGTACACGTTGTCGGCTGGAGCGCTGTTGAGCACACCCGAGCGGTTGTACTTACGAGTTGGGAGGGTGAAGTCCGTCTCCACGGTGCGCAGAGTCAGTCCGATAGCGTCCTGATCGCTTGCGTCAACAGGCAAGAGGCCGATGTCTCCGCTGAGGATGGCACGGCCGATCAGGTAGGTGAACAGCGCATGGTCGGTGTACTCAGCGGACACCTGCACACGAGACACGATGAGGTCGATCAACCAGTTGATGCCGGAGCCGTCCCAGCTCGACAGCGCGCTCTCCAGCTCGTGGTAGTAGAGCGTCAGGGCGAACTGGATGTTGACGTTGGCCGGCATGTACTGCACGTCGATCTTCGGGGGGTGCTTCTCGAAGAGCTTGGGCTTTCCGCTGTCGGTGTACGGGTTGTGGTTGTACGCCGTAGGCTTGATGACGTCCGCCCAGGTCGTGGTGAGGACGCCAGCTCCCTGTCCCACCACACCGGTCTTGAGTGGTGCGTACGGGGTGTGGAAGATGAGGGCCATGGCCCGCCCGTACACGAACTGCTCGAACAGGTTGGTGAGGAACGCGTTACGCACAGAGGGGGAGCCGTTGAGGATGGACTGGCCTACCTCCTTGAAGTTGAGAGAGGCGTCCTTGCCGGTCAGGGCTGGCACGCTCTCACGATAGCCTTCGCCAGCCTTCTTGTAGATGGTGTTGTACACGTCCACAGGCCGGGGCGCAGCGGTCGCGTTGAGCACGTTGGGCGCGGTGGTCGGGGTCTTGATGGTAGGCATTTCTTAGCTCCAATTCACGTCTTCGGCGAACTCGAACGAGCTCTCCTCGTCTTCGTCCGGCTCGTCGTCCGGCTCTTCGGTCTTCTCCACGCCCACAAAGAAGAGGCGCTCGACCTCTGCTCGGTGCTCTGCCTGGAGCTCGGCCCTTTGGCCTTCGAGGGCCAGCAGGTGCTCTTCCTCGGTGTAGGTGGTGCCCTCAGATCCCGCTTCGTCAACGGTCTCGGTCAGGTTGAGCAGCTGCTCGATGAGGTAGGTGCTGTCGTCCCTACCTTCGATGAGAGGCCGCACGAACTCCTTGAGGGCGTCCTCGTCGATGGTTACCTTGGCCATCACGCGTCCTTCCTGATAATGGTTATCGTTCTACACCAACATGATAACACAGAAAAGCCCCCGCCACTGCAGACGGGGGCTTTTCACATGAGGACCCACTAGAGAAAGGTACTAGGATACCTGACTCCTTGACTATACCACAGACCACTCTGGAGACACAATCCCGGTGCTGGGGTCGGTCGGCTCGTCACCAGAAATCCTCCAGGTGGTCTCCTCCAGCACCACCCCTCCCGTGACGGCCCGCCTCCGGAGCTTTCCGGCCTCGGTGACGCCGATCCCCATGCGCTCCACAACCTCCCTGTCGGAGCGCTTGGGGGAGGTGATGACAATCTTGCCGTCCCTCTCCTCCGATTCCAGGCGCTCGTACACCCACTCCTCGGTGTCGGCGTCCCAGAAGGTGACAGCGTGCCGCAGCCGGTCCTTAACAGCCGCAGGGGCCCCCGCCGCCTTGATGAGCATCTGTCCCTTCTTCTTTCCCGCGGAGATCCTCTGTACGTACGTCTTCTGCCGCACGAACCGGGCCAGGTCCCACGTGGCCTCGTGGTCCCAGGCTCCCAAGGCGTCGGGGTCCACGGTGATTCCGACAGCGGCCCCCACCATGTGTATTGAGTCGGTGTCGGAGTACAGGAAGCGATCGTAGTTGGCCTGGGCCGCTCGGACAGTGACCCCCCGGGCGTACGCGGTGATGTAGGCGCCAGCTGGGATATACCCCCCGCTCTCCGACACCTGCTCCACAGAGCGCAGCCTGAGCACCCCCTCCTCGTCGAACTCCGGCACGCCGGACGCCCTCTCCCACGACTGCGCCAGCTTTCCATAGAGGTTGTTAAGCATGAGTTTAGCGATCAGCCGGTCCACAGGGTTGTCCGCGGTGGCCTTCTTCTCGTACCAATACTCGATGTACTCGTCGAACGGTCCTACAACAGCGCTGAACACCCACAAGTCCAGCACCTCCAGGGTGCGACACTCGTACTGCTCCTGGAAAAGCTCCCAGTCCGGGCGGGTGAGGGTGATCTCCTCGGGGCCGTTGGTGTCCTTCACATACTCGTTCTCCGCGAACATGAACGAGCCCTTCAATTGGATAAAGGGCAGGTGACCCGGCTTCACGTAGAAGTCGGCCCTTAGACGAACAATGAACTCCTCGTCGGTGTTCCACAAATCGCTGGAGGACACCCGCCGCGGTGGCCCGACGGGAAACCGCTTCTGATACATGGCGAATGGGTAGAGGCTGTTGACGTCGTAGGTCTGCCCCTTCTCAGCGCTATGTGTCAAGTCAACACACTGATTTCGACTGATCAGATGGTTGTCCCTGTTGACGTAGCACCACCCTCCCCGGTAAGACTCCCTCAACGACCTGTCCACCTGCCTCGGGAGAGGTATGAACAGTCCGTCGTACGCCTTCTTCCCGATGGTGCGCTTGAACTCCCTCATACACGCCGAGCCGATTGTGATCGACCTCGTGAGATCCACCTCGGCCTGCGTGAGGTGGTAGATCGCCTCTGCCATCACCAGCACGTCGTTGGCGGCGTACTCGTACTCCTTGGGGGTCGGCTCATACCCAACAGGCCTCTGCTTCTGGTAGTCGATGGTACCTGTGAGCTTGCGGTGCTTCGTCTGCAGCGCTTCCCCGACATCATCGACAGAGAACGGGATGATTTTCAGGGAGTCGCGGAAGATAATGTTTCGGTTACCATGCTGGAATGTGACAGACACCTGGTACCAGGCTCCGGTGTCGGAGACCATGGCCCTGAACGTGCCCGCCTTCGGCTTCCTGAACGAAGTGTCGGCGTCGAGGGTGTACCCCATGCGGAGAAGAGCCACCACAATAAGGGGCCCGTCATAGGCCAGGTTGTGGAAGAAGACGATGGACCCAGAGGGCTTGTTCCTCACCCTAGACAGAAAGCCCTCCACGGTGAGGTCGAAGTCAACGTCAAAGTAGTCTGGTTCTTTTGACACAGGGCAAATGGCGGTGAGCCAGACCCTGGTGGATGATTGCTCCTCCACCAAGTCCAGCTCACTCACCTCGAGGGGACGGTGCACCTCGGAGTCCTCTACCTCCACGTCAGGGATGGCTGAGTAGAAGTTGCTCTTCGGTACGTTGTTCTCTGTGTCCGCCACGAACAACGACCTCTTCTTACTCACTCGCTGCCCCTTGTGCGGCGAGCCTGCAGCTCCTCATGAAGACGGGCCCTCTCAGCCTCCCGCTCCTCACGA